TTACTCCCTATTTTCAGGTGCTTGCGTGTCTGTTTTGTCCAACCACTCGGAAAGGTTGGACACGTTTTCACTGTGTGCGAGGGCCATGCCGGCGGCCGTGAGCTTCTTCCGCTGCGCAGCCCGGACGTAGCGGAGCGCCTCGCGGGTGCTCTTGTGTGCGAGGAACGACATGATCTGAAATTCGTTCGCGCCGGCTTCTGCGAGTGTCGTGGCCCCCAGTTTGCGGAGGCCATGTGCCCGGCATTCGTCGGGAAGCCCCGCAGCCTTGCACTGATCTGCGAACCAGTTTCCGAAGCTTTCTACGGTGTAGGGCTTGCCGCCATGCGTGACAAAGATCGTGGTGCCGTAGGGCAGCTGGACGATTTCGGCGACTAGGGCGGCCATGTACTTCAACGGCAGTTCCGTATCTTGCCCGGTCTTGCCGCGGCGATAGTAGATCACATCGCCCTTGATGTTCTGGCGGCCGATGGCGCAGGCATCCTGTCGGGCAGCGCCTGTCGCAAGCATCAGCTCAAGCGCCAGGCGCGCCATGGTCCCGCTGGCATGGGCCTCGCGGTATTGCTCGACCTGGGCCGCGGTCCAGGTGTGGAAACCGCTCTTGTTGGTCTTGCGCTCATCGATGCCTTCGGTCGGGTCCGGGTGGTTCATGCCCAGTTTCTTGCGGGCGAAGGTGAATAGTTCGGACACCTCCTTGCGCAGCCGATTTGCCGCGTCAGGGCCGCCCTTGCGATCCATCAGGTTTTCGATGTGGTAGGGCTGAAGCTCGGCCATGCGGGCGCGACCGATCAGCGAGCCGATCCAGTCGAGACGCTTGCCCTTTGCGTACCGCGTGGACGCTGCCAGCGCCTTGTACTTCTTGTCGGCACGGTACTTGGAAAGCACGTATTCCACGGTGCCCCAGTCGCCCGCGGTCTGGGGTTCCGGGGCCGCGGTGGTCGCAGCTTCGTATTCGGCCCGGAACTGCGCAGAACCATAGGCGCCGTGGATATAGGTGTCGATCTTGCGGCCCTTGATCGTCAGCCGGAGCCGCCAGCGCTTTTTGCCGTGTCGATCAATGACGGGCTGATTTCCCAGCCCGGGGAAAGGGTTCCTGCGCTTCATTTCCTGATATCCAGCATGCGGTCGATATCCGCGATTCCGTTCGTCGAGATGCTTGACGAAACGGGGAGGATCGTCACTTCGCCGGTGGCATGGTTAACTCTAACCTCGCCGATCTGCATACCGGCTTCGGCCGCACCCTTTATGGTGCGGCTGATCTCGGTTTGCGTGATCTTGGCGGGACGGTTCGACATGGCTTGAGGTCAGACCCCCTTCGAAGTCTTGAAAGCGACGGTGCGCACACGGGTGGGGCTTGCGAGGCGGCGGTCGAGCGCAGCAATCGCCGCAGCCATTTCCGCATCGGATCCATAGCGCACGCGCTCGCCGTTCATCTGCAACTCGCGCACGCCCTTTGCGCGCGCCCTGATCAGGGCGTCGCGCATTTCTTCAAGCTCGGTGGCCTCGATCGCCATCAGCCGTTCCGATACCAGCCGCGGTGCTCGATCCAGCCGCAGCCGAAGTCGAGCCGCACCTTGATCTGAAGCCCGTCAACCTCGAAGCCGGCCTTGGTCTCGATCTGCGGGCCTGGCGCGCCTTCCAGGTAGGCGTATTCCAGGCCATCCATCAGGGCGGGATCGGCGGTCAGATACCATTGCTGGGCGTCGGTGAACCGGGGTTCCACGATCAGGCTGAGTTTGGAGAACGGGTTCACGTCGTCGGTCTTCGTTGCGGCAATCTCAGCCAGCACCTGTTCGGCCGTGGTTTCCAATTCCGGCGGGACGACCAGGAAGCGGGGCTTCACGTCGATCAGCCGATCCGAAATCCCGGTCTGACGGCGCATCGCGAGCCGTGCGGCCGACAGCGTGGTCATGCTCGGGGCACCGTAGGCGCCCGACAGGTTGTCATGGTCTTCGTGGAAGACGGCGACACCGTCGCTCATCACCGGGTTCGCCGTGATCTTGGCGACCAGCTGACTCGCCTCGAATGCGGCCGAGGATGCGCCCAGGAGCGTCGGCACCCGGGTGAAGGCGCCCAGGTCGTCGTTGACCATCGCCTGCCGGGAAATCGCGAAGATCTTCCCGAAGGTCTCGGCGCTGTAGCTCTCTTCCGATTCGTCGATGGTGCCATAGCTGAACTCGCCGCCTTCCCCGACCCGTTCCAGTTCCGGGCCTTCGCCCAGCATGATCGCCCGCTTGGCCCGGAAGTCCCGCGCCGTCGTCTGGCGGGCCAGCTGACGCACGGCCGAGGGGGCGGCGCCATAGGATCGGCGCAGCTCCCGCCCGACAGCGTCGCCCAGGATCATCGGGAAGTCCGAGGTGCTGTGAAGCGCCCGGGTGATCAGCGCGTCCCCGGTCATGGCCATGGTGGCAGCACCGCGCATCTGAAGCACTTCCCGGGCGATCTCGCGGAAGGTCAGGCCGGCCCACTGGCGGGCTTCCGGGCTGATCTGGTGATCCGGGTGCGACCTGGCGAACAGCGCCTCGCCCGCACGCTGCGCCACGACCTCGGGTGCCGTGTTGTCGTGGGTGATCACGGCCCGGGTGGTGCGAGTGGTGGTGTCTGCGCTGCGCCGCTGCATTTCAGCGAAGGCGGACTGGCGGGCCGCGTCTGCGGTCACTTCGGCGTCGATCTGGCCATCCGCCCAGGCGCGGTTCAGGCCGGCGGTCTGGGCAATGCTGCGGATCTCTGCGTTCACCTGCGCGCGCGTCTGGCGCTCGGTCTCGTTCGGCCGTTCGGCCGTCTGCTCGTCGGGTTCCATGCCGAATTCTCCGTTGCGGAAGTGAGCCCCGGCATCGGCCGGGACGGGGACGATGGACACTTCCAGGGGCGTCCATCGGGTTGCCGTGCGGACACGGTTCTTGCCGTCCCGCCCGTCCTGCCACTCGGCCACGGTGTAGCCGATGGACAGCCCGCGCAGGGTGCCGTCACCGATATCGGTCAGCACCGCCTGCGCGGCGTCGTTGCTGCGGAACCGCATCCGGACCCACAGCCCCTCGGACCGCAGTTCCGCGGCCTCGATGACGCCCAGCTGATCGCGGGTCGAACCGGAGCGGTGCCCGTCCAGAACGGGCGCGCCGACCAGGCGGGACAGGTCGGCACCGCGCAGGTCAAGCCGCTCGATATATCCCGGGCGGACCGCGTCCGCGCCGGTGGAAACGATGGCCTCGACAGTGCGGCCCTTGATATCGACCGTGGTCGGCCTGGGGGTGATCGCGCGAAGATGAATGGTCATGTAGCGGTCCCCTGATCCGGCCGGCGCGCATCGCGGGCGATCTCGGCATCCAGTTCGTCAATGTCCCGCCCGCGCCCCGCGACGACCTCTTCCCGGCTCTTCAGGCCGGCTTCGATAGCCGAGACATCGGCCTGCACTTCGTTCTGCGGGTCGACCCACTGCCAGCCGGGCGCCACGAAGCGGACGGCCTTGAAATCGGCGCTGCCGCCGGTGATGGCGCCGGACAGGGCCTGAATGTCGATCCAGCGCCGCCACAGCGGGCGCAGGAACTGCGCTTCGATCAGGTTGCGTTGCAGCATCTCCGCCCGGCGCCGGAATTCCAGAAGCCCGACACGGGCCGAGGAATAGTTCGCTTCGCCCAGGTCGCCGGTCAGCGCCTCGAAGGTAAGCCCGACGCCGGCGGCAATCTCGCGGTCCTGGGCGCGCAGGAATTCAACGGCCTGGGCGAGGCCCTGGCCGGGCTGGCTGAAGGTCACTTCCGTATTGGACGGCAGCACGCGCATCGCCCCGGGTTCCAGCGAGACATTCACCGCGGCGCCCGACAATTCACCGTCGAAACCGGCGGGACCACCGGGGCCGCCATCCAGATCCCGGATGAAGCCGGTCAGAAGGGCCGCGGTCTTCTCGCGCATCAGCATGGCGTCGGATGCCTCGTCACGGTCGCGCATCTTCAGCAGTACCGGGGTCAGCCATGACAGGCCGCGCACCTGGCCGGGAAACAGCGTGTCGAAGATATGCAGCATATCCGTTGCCGGAACCCGGACCGTTTCACCGAACGTGGCGAACGGCGCCCCGGGGGCTTCGCGCAGGATGTGATAGGCCGCCACTGTTTCGGACGCATCGAACTCCACCCCGGACACGATCCGGGCGCCGCCGCCCAGATCGCGGGACAGCGACGGGTCCACCTGATCGGCGGGGATGACCCGCAGGCGCGTGGTGCCGTCTTCGTTGACCAGGATGCGGACGAAGGCTTCGCCGTCCCGGATCAGCGAACGGGCGATGGCGGTCAGGTGTTGGCCCACCATGTGCTCAAAGTCATCGCTCAGCTGCCGGCGCACCGTTTCGTCGGGATGACGGGGACGGGCCTGCCAGCCTTTGCCGACCAGGGCGGCCGTCCAGGCTTCCACGATCCTCTGCCCATAGGGTGTGTTCACATACGCGGCCGAGGCGCGGGCCTTGGCGGCACCGCGGGCGGCAAGCGTCTGTTGCTGCGGATTGGTCAGGACGGAAGCACCATCCCAACGGCGACCGCCGCCACCGGCTTCGATGCCGGAGCGGCGAAACACTCGGCCAAGGGTGCGGGTGATGGCGTTCATTTGCCTTCCTCCGCTTCAACTTGGACTTTCAGGATTGCAAGCAAGGTCTGGCGCAGCAGCGTGCGGAGATTGATACAAGTGAAGACCGGCGCGGTCGTGAAGCTTTCATCCAGGCGCTGATTGATCTCGGCATTCAGCTCTTCGTTGCTCTCGACAAGGTTCGCGACCCAATCACCGGTCTCCCCGCGCCGAAACATGATGAAGCGATCTTTTTCGAATGTTTTCATGGCGAAATACGGAACGCCGTTCTCGTCCTCGATCCACTCATCCATGAGCACCTTGGCGGCCAGAAGCATTCCGATTTCCGCCAAGCTGTCGTCGTTCGTGGCGCGTTTCAGGCGGGCGTGGATGCTGATCGTAATCGTTTCGAAGTCGGTGAAGCGCTTCCACCCCTTGCCGCGTTCGAAGCTGAAAACGCCCTGCTTCAGCCGTGTCCGGATGGTTTCGCGGGGGTCACCCGCCACGCGAGCAACCTCCGCAATCAACATCGGCCGGAAACGCATCTTGTCGTCGCTCATCTCTCAACTCCGAAGTGGTTTCGGTCAACCACTTTTGACTTGTCGGTAAGATAGCTCGTAAAATGGTTTCTGGCAACCTGTTTCAGAATGGTGAACCAGCGCGGACTCCGCCTTGGCGTTCGAAGCTCGCCTAAGCCATGCCAAGCGTGGCAGCGACAGACTGAAGGGCCTTCATCTGGTAGTCTTCCAGGTAATGGCGCTCGCCATCCTCGATCAGAAACTGAATTTGCGCCCAGGCCCCTGCGATGGTCCCGGCAGGGGTGCCGGTCAAAAGATCCTCGATCCCTATCCGCCGGGCCCAAAGTGCATCTTCTTCCGCCGCGTCGGTCATATCATCGACCCGTAGGAGCTGGTCCATTTCGTGCCTGGCCTTTCGCCAGCGCGCCAGCCACTCGGGATGCGGATCGGCACATTGCGGCACCTTTTCTGCGCCAGTCTCTGCGGCCAACGGAAACACTGCGCCCCCTGCGGCCATGGGAAGGCCTTTCACCAGGACGCGACGGGTCATATATTGGCTGTCAGCCATGGGCGATCTCCTCATTAGATCGGTTTCATGTCAGGGCCGGGATGGTGTTGGAGCACCGCCTGGCCCGCTTCATTTCAGGCGCTATGCGCCTCCTGGGTCCGGTCCATCCGGTCGCGCACGGCGCGGATGATCTCGGAATTCTGGCTGCTGCCGTTCTTCTCTGCCTGCTCTTCGATCCATGCCTTGAGCTCGGGCGGAAGCCGCAGCTGAAGCGGTTTGCGGTTGGTCATATCAAGTTTCCAAAGTCACCGTGACATCACATGTGTCACGGTGACTTTATTGCGGTCAAGTGTTTTCTGGTGTCACGGTGCCACAAAGCTTGGAGGCACGATGACTGGCGGCGCAAACCGGGAAAGTGACAAGTTCATGCTCCGGCTGCCGGACGGCATGCGGGACCAGGTTAAGGACCTGGCGGCCGAGAACCGACGCAGCATGAACGCGGAAATCCTGGCGGCGCTGGAAGCGTGGCTGGGCGCGTCGAACCAATTTACATGTGAAACTGCGGCATCAAAGAGCGCCTGCGGCAAGGATCTGCCAGATACGGTCACGCTTCACATGAACGGACGATCAATAGATTACGTGCCGCATCCGAAGTATCTGGAATCGGGGTCCGACTGATCACCGCTGTTGTTCGGTTGGGCGCAGGGTGACTAGGATTGATTGCGCAACGCGGAGGCGAACAACATGACGGACCCGGTATCTGCATTGTTCTCGTTGATCGGGTTGGGGTCGACTAGATCAAGCCAAATCAGCGCAAAGCGAAATGCGGCGCTGGCACTTAGCGCTGAAACCATAGGTTTAGTTGGGCAGCTTTCCGACTTTCTTACGAACGAAGTCATGCGCCTAACGCACCGGCAAATGGACCTCGTTCCGGCGAATCCTGAGCTTTGGGAGGCCCCGCGACAAGGTTTGTTAAAAGTTGTCAACGAGTACCAGGAAGGGATGAGGAAGCTGGAGGCCGACCGGGAAATCCTTATACGAGGCAATAGTATGTCACTTCGGAAATGGGATGAGGCAATTGGAATCCTTCAAACACAAAAGGCTGCAATGGAACGCGAGTTCCTACGTCAACGACAGATAACGGCACAACTTCACGAGATTTTCGACAAGCTCGCGGCAATTCCACCTGAAGAACGCTACTTAGATCCTCCGCTACGATGAGTGCTTTTTGCGCCGGCCACAAAGCCGGTGGCGTTCAACGCTTCATCCAGTCAGATTTAAGCACGGGCACTGGGTTCTTCCTTGCGGTTTCCTGTCTCGCGCAGTGCTTTCGTAACTCCTCCCAATCCGGCCGCAGCATCTGCCGTGCCGCGAGCGCATAGACCAAGCAATCCAGCGCCTCCGCCCTCTTCCCAGGTATCCTCTCGAAGCTCCGCACCGGCTGACCGCGCCGATACCGCAGCACGGCACGTTCCGATGCCACCTGTTCATGCCAGACGGCGGGTAAGTCGCCTGACAGGCGAATCGTGCTGCCGCGGGACAGGCGCGCGAAGATCTGTTCCTTCGCCGTGTCCACGCCCACGATCCACAGCCGGGCACCGGTTTTCGTCTTCGACCCGGCCCGCTCGATCAGCGGCCGGCTGCCAGCGGCGCCCTTGATGGCCAGCACTTTGCGGCGGGTGCGCGCCCGCGCGAAGTCGGTCACGCGGTTCATGGTGGTGCCGTCGCCGGCATCCACCGCGCAGGCGTCGATCCCGATGCGCCCGCCCAGGGCGTGGGGGAAGGTCTCGCGCAGCTGCACGTCCAGCGCCGCCCAGGTATCGTCGTCGTCCCAGTCGCCCCAGATCACGCGGTGCCCCAGGACATAGGCAATGCCGCTTTCGGCCCAACCGACAAAGGTCAGCTCCAGGCGGTCGTGCTGGACGTCGCAGCCCACCGTCAGCGCCAGAACCTCTTCGGGCACGGCGGACAGGCCCCAGTCTTCGCCACGGCCGGCCAGATCCTCTTCGGACAGTTCTTCGCCTTCCCCGCGCCAGCCTTGGCCCAGGATCGTGTTGACGAAGGTCTGAAGCGTGGTCGGATCGTCCTTGGCGCCGATGAACTCTGCCGCCAGCTTCGCCCAGGACGCGTTCGTGTGCAGGCTGACCAAGGCATTCAGCCGGAACCCGGCATGGCCCTGCACCTCGGGCCGCGTGGCACGCCACTGGCCTTGTGCGACCATCGCGGGCTTGTGTCGCTCCTCGACCTCGGCCCGGCAGTGCGGGCACTTCCAGCGGGCGGATGCGGGCGTGTCGTCCCAGACGATCTGGTCCCAGACGATTTCGGCGAAGCTGCCGCATTCGGGGCAGGGCACTTCGAAGATGCGGGCATCCGACTGGGCATAGGCGCGCAGGACATGGCTGGTCTCATCGTGCACCGGCGTGCTGCCCAGGACGATCTTGCGATCCGGGAAGGACAGCGTGCGGCGCTCGGCCAGCAGGATCGGCGAGCCTTCGGCCGTGGCGTCCATGCCGTCCGCCTCATCGATGAACAGGACGCGCACGTTGTGCCGGCGCAGGTTGCGTGGGGCCTTCGCGGCGACCACCTTCAGCGACCCGCCGGGGAAGCGACGGGACAGCAGCGTGTTGCGCTCGCCTTCGTCCTGATCGTCGCCCAGGGCGTCCGCCACGCTGCGGGACGCGGCGAAGATCGGTTCCACGTCGCTGACCATGTAATCCCGGCAATCCGCCTCGGCCGGCAGAAGGCAGAGGATCGGCGACGGCTCATTGGCGACGAAGGATGCAACGGCCGAGGTCAGGAGGGTGGTGAACCCGACGCGCACCGGCTTGACCAGCGTCACGCGCTCGATCAGCGGATCGCCGATGGCGTCGGCAATCTCGCGCTGGAAAGGCCAGAGCCGCACCGGCCCGGGCTGGGCGCTGACGCCATCCGGCAGGGCGATGTGGCCTTCGATCCATTCGGACAGACGCAGGCGGGGCGGCGGGGTGAGCGCGCCCAGGGCGTTGCGGCGGATCAGTTCAAGCGTCGTCATTGCCAAGCTCCGTCAGGGCATCGCGTTGGGCGCGGTCCATGGCTGTGAAGATGGCGGCATCCGCCTGGGGGAAGTCGGCCCGAAGCCGGGACGGAACCGCCAGCATCCGGGACCGCACGTGGCGCAGCGTGTCCGACCAGGTGCGTTCGACCTCGGCCGCCTCGACCAGGTCACCGCGCAGGCGGGCGTTCTTCAGCGCCTGGGCGTCGGCCTGTTCCTTTGCCAGCCGGGCGCGCTCGGCCGTCAGGGTGTTCACATGCTGCTCGCCCCCGCGGCCACTGGCGGTTTCGCGCAGATGGGCGACATAGGCTTTCACGGTGGCGCCGAGGTCATAGGCGTCGTGCCCGATGTGAATGGCGATCTGGCGGCGCTTCAGGTCCGACAGCAGCGCCGGGCTGATACCCAGGAGGTCGCAAAGATCAGCGCCGCCAATGCGCATGACGCTGGCGCCGCTGTCGCCAAGGGGCAGCTCCTCCAAAATCCTCATGATTTTCAGCCCCTTATAAATTCTTGCGCAGGCCGAAGTGTCGGGGCGCGAATTACCCCCATGCGGTGGGGGGCGGGGAAGGACCCGCGCGCCATCAGGCGCTGCCGTGAGGGGTGGATGCGGCGAGGGCAATATCGCTCACGCTCAACAGCGGTCGGACGCGCTCACCGGCGCCAAGGCAGAGCTCATAGGCCATCTCCCCGCCGACCATCAGGGCCATTTCGGTGACGATCTCGGCATGCGCCGCAGCGATCACCATCTGCAAAGGTATCCCTGCCTCCTTGTGCAGGCGCAGGATAAGGTCAGAGACGCAATTGGCGACGATCTCTGTGGACTGCTCGGGGGTTCTGTCGTGTTCGGTCATTCTGAAATGCTCCTTCCAAGCTTGGTCAGTTCGAAAGCGATCTCGCTCTTTTCCTCGTGAAAGCGGTGCGGGTCGTGATGGTCGGGGCAGAGCCGTCGAAGTCGCCTGACCAGGTCTTCCAGGACTTCGGAGACGTGTCGCCAGTCTGTCGTCTTCATCTGCCTTCCTCTCTCTTCTCTATCGTTGCTCTATCCCCACCTGCTCATTGGTGAGGGTTGTTGTGACGGTCAGCAGGCGACTTTGCAGCCGCCCCTGACCGCCGCGATCTTGCCTGCTCACCGGAGCCGGGCCGCCGCTTAGGCCACGCTTCCGCTATCCAGCATCGAAAGCGCGCACCCCCTCTGTTCACCGCCCGCAGGTGGCAGTGCTATCTTCGGCCTTGGGGTGACAGCACGAAGCTGCATGGCTGGCCTGGCGGCTGATAGTTTCTACGATACCGCCCGTGTCACGCTGCGCCCGTACAAGTCGTCAAGCCCACTCGCAGCGCGTGTTGTTCTTGGCCTTGGCCCTGATCAGGGGCCGGCCAATGCGGAGTTATTCCCTCTCGATCACCTCCAAATCCGGCTCGTGCTCAGCGTCGAAGTCGGACAGGATGGCGTGCATCCACGCCTCCTGCTTCGGGCTCGGATGCCAGGTCTTGCGCCGCCCGTTGCGGGATATGGACCGCACAAAGCCCATCAGCTTCGGATCGTCGCCCGCGCCCATCACCCGGCGCACCACACGCGGCCAGCGGAACGTCAGGATCATGTCCAGCTCTGTCTCGGTCATGCCGCCTGCTCCAAGTCGGTGAGAAAATCGAGAAAGGCGCGGCGGTCCTCGCGGCTCATCGCTTCGAAGGCCGCGACTGCGTATGCTTTCAGTTCCGGCCGTGTCGCAGCGCTCGCCCACCAGCGGGCGTCGAACATGCCGCCGAGTGTGGACGGCAGTGGATAGCCCCGAGCGCCGAGAACGGCCCCGGCAGTATCTTCGATCAGATCGCCGGGAAGGGCCTTCAGGCAGGCGAAGGCGAGCGCCACGCGCTCCTGCACCGACAGGCGCGCTTGCGCCACGATGGCGAAGCCCGCCCAATTCTCATAATCGCAGCCGCGCACCAGGCAGTAGCCAAGCATCCGCGACAGGCGCTTGTGCTCGGGTTTCATGTACTTGCTGATTGCGGAGGTGCCCCGCCTCGGGGTATCATGTCCGCGAAGCTGAGGGGCTTCACATGCATTGACAGCGCCGTTGCGGGGACCAGCCGCAGCGGCGTTTTCTTTTGCCGATTTCGGGTTGGACAAACCCGGATTTTCGCCAACGTTTTCAATGTGGCCTTCTGGCCGGGTTGGACGGATTACCTTACTGATTTCATGGACACTCTTCGTGTCCTGTCGGGGTCACCACTTTTCAATTTGATATCAGATGCTTGTGTGTTCCGTGCGAGCACATCATGCAGCTTCTTGCAGGATTTTTCGGCGGTTCTCAGTGCTGGACCGAGAGTGTCCCGTACAAAACCCGCACAGTCGGATCGGGCTGGCTCTGATTCAGCTGGGAAATTGGCAGAGAAAAACCTCGGTCCGGCGGCAACCGAAACCGAGGCAAATTCAAAAGCAGACACGAAATTCTGCTTTCCCGAGTGTAGCGCGTCGAGCCGCCCTGTCACAACGAAAATCCTGTGGGGCGACCTTCCCGATGGGAAGTTCGTATGACGCATGTATTGACGCACCGCGGTCTGCCGGACGGGATGAACCGATGGGACCTCTACGGCCTCCTGGTGAAGGCGCCGAAGCATTTCGGCCTGACCGATACGACGCTCAAGTACCTGCGCTTCGCGATCTCCCGGACACAGGATCAGGATTATGCAGCAGGCAGGATCTGCGCCCTGTGGCCCTCGGTTTCGGAAACCGCATCGCAGCTTGAGGCGGACCCACGCCAGATTGCCCGGGCCGAGGCGCACCTGGCGGAGCTGGGCTTCATCGTGACATCCAGCGCGGCACGTTGTCGACGCTATGGAGTCAGGTCCGAAAACTTCATCCGCTACGCTTTCGGCATCAACCTCGCCCCGCTCGTGGACCGGACCCGCGAGATCGAGGCCGCCGCGCGGAAGGTTTGCTTCGAGAAGGAAGAGGCCAAGCGCCTGCGGCTACATATTCCGAAGCTCTTGGAGCGGGCCCGCACCTCCGGGGACGCTTCCGCCGAAGAGGTCGCGGAAGCGACCCTGCCATCTCGGCATGCCTCCCGCATCTGGCGCTACGCGCGGCTGAAGGAAATCGCCGACGCCCTGGAGGCGTTGATCGAAGCGCTCGCTGACGCGCCTGTGGCAGTGGAAATGTCCGACCGGTGCGACGCGGAAGTCGCACACAGGGTGGCTGCACCGCATCGGGCCAGCTACCCGTGCGCTCCGCCGGGGCAATCTTTGAATGCCGATAGAGGGTCAGAATTGCGGTTATTCTTTATAAAAAAGTTTAAAACCATATGGTTATCTTCAGTCTCCATCTGGCTTCGTCAAATATTTTTGTTAATTGTTGACAAAAATATCGACGGTATGAAACGGTGCCTCCCAGCAACCTGTGAGTTGTCAGGGAGGACAATAATGGATGGATCCGGCAGGATCGAGCCGCTGTTCAAGCGGGATGGCGGAGCCTTGGCTGCAGGGCCTTCGGCGGTACGCCATCCATGACCGGCGCTGCGATCCGACCCATTCTCGACGTGCGCGATCTGTCAATCGGCTTCCGGGGGCGACGGGGTCAGCCGGCGCTGAATATCGTGCATGACCTGAACTTCCGGATCGCGCCCGGCGAACGGGTGGGGCTCGTCGGGGAATCCGGTTGCGGTAAGTCGGTCACCGGACTGGCGTTGATGCGGCTGCTGCCCGGCGCGGCACAGATCGGTGGCCAGATCCTGCTGGACGGCAAGGACATGGCGACCGTTTCGCAGGGCGAGATCCGGCGCATGCGGGGCAAGAAGATCGCGATGATCTTCCAGGAGCCGATGAGCGCGCTCGACCCGGTTTTCACCGTCGGCGAACAGATCGCCGAGGCGTTGCGGCTGCATGAAAACCTGTCAAAGGCCGATGAGCGCGACCGCGTGATCGCCGCGCTGGCCGACGTTGGAATTCCGGCGCCCAAGCGGCGCTATGACGAATATCCGCATCAACTTTCCGGCGGCATGCGCCAGCGGGTGATGATTGCCATGGCTCTGATCAACCGGCCCGATCTGATCATCGCCGATGAACCTACGACGGCGCTGGATGTCACGATCCAGGCCCAGATCATGGACCTGCTGACGCGGCTTTCCGAAGATACCGGCACCGCGCTTCTGTTCATCACCCATGACCTTGGCGTCGTGGCCGAAACCTGCCAGCGCATGATCACGATGTATGCCGGGGAAATCGTGGAAGATGCGCCCGTTGACGACGCGCTCCTGTCGCCGCGCCATCCCTATACGTCCGGGCTGCTCCGGTCCCTGCCGCATTTCAACATGGAAAAAGGGCGGTTCGCGCATATTCCCGGGCGGGTGCCATCGCCAGGTGCCATGCCGACCGGCTGCCGGTTCGCGCCGCGCTGTGCCCATGCCGCCGACGCCTGCACCGCGCCGCAGGAGCTTCGCGATATCGCGGCCGACCGTCGCGTGCGCTGCGTGCGGGCCGATGATTTCGTCCTCGACGGTGCGGTCGCGGGAGAGACGGCATGA